GCTTAGCATTCTCCATAAAACCAGCGAGATTGTCTCCTATTTCCGGCAAACCAGATGTAGCACTTACTGCAAATCCGTCAATAATACTACCAAAGAAAGATCCAAGACCATAACCAATTTTCTCCAGAATAACCATTCCTTTATTAAGAAATTTCTCCATTCCAGGGAAATATTCGTCTAAGGCACCTATAGCAACCATCAATCCGCCTACAGACGCAATTAACGTTACGAGTGCACCAATTCCCACAAATGCACCTCTTCCAGCCATACCAACTTTGCTTAAAATCAGACAAGCAGCTGATAATGCTAATAACATAATTGATAATGAAGCCGCAATCTCTAATGTCGGTCCGACATTCATTTTCGCAAGCACTCCAATAATCGCCGCTAACCCAGCAGTAACTAATGTTATTACTCCTAATGTAACATATGCTTTAGGTGACACTGTACCGCATTTGCTTATGATGATCATAGCTGATGATAAAGACAGCAATAAAAGAGACAATCCAACAGCTGAACCAAGTACTGAATCGACCGGTAACTGCGCTAATAACGCAATCATACCGCCCAATATGGTAATCGCCCCTGTAATGATCAATACTGTACTTGTCGCTTTTTTCACAAAATGAGTAGAAGCAATAACTACAGCAAACATTCCCATAACAACCGATATTGCAACTGTAGCAGCCACCAGATTTTCAGGTTTTATAAACGATAAACCTGCAAGAGCTACTGCTAATATGCCAATCGTAATAGCGATCATCATTATTGTGCTTTTACAATCTTTCGCCAACGCTGTCACTGCTATTAAACCAGCAAAAAGTGCCTCCAAAATTGCAATCGCTCCAAGAGCCTGTTTCATTCCCTCTGGTTTAACATGGCTTAGAACAACGATCACACCGGTCAAAATAAGTAATGCACCAGACATCATTAAAAGCATTGCTCCTGCCTGCGCCGCATTTTTTCCTGCAAATTTACTTGCGATTATAACCGCAGAAAATACTAACATTATCTGCGATACCGCGTTCAATGATTTTTTAATATCTCCGGCATTCATATTCGCAAGCATTTTCATCGAACCCACGACTAATATCAGTGCTGCCGACATTGCAAGGATTCCAACTCCTGCCTGTGCAGCATTCTTTCCTGCAAATTTACTTGCGACCATAACCCCTGCAAAGATTCCGAATATCACTGCTATTGTTTTGAGATTATCTTCTACTTTTGCAAAATCAAGATTGGCAATATCATCAAACACGCCTATGAATAACTTTAAGGCTATAACAATCGCCAATACTGATACCGCAGAACCAAACTTAATATTTTTGCAGGCGATACTTAATATTGCCAATCCGGCTAACGCCCCGATCATAATCTTTATCGTTTGATTGATATTATCCATCTTCAGATCGTTTAAATCATTTAACACACCTACCATGATTTTCAACGATACTGCGATACCAATAAGAGTTAACGAACCTTTTGATAACTGAGGAGCAAATCTTCCCAGTAAACCTGCGGTTATTGCTAATCCACCAGCCAGCGCCGCAATTATTCCCAAATCCTTTAAAATGTGGTCGGATTTAATTTCGTCTACCCCTTTCAGGACTTCCACCAGAATCATTAATGATGCAGCCATCATTAACATACTTGTAGCTCCACTATTAGTTCCTGTTCCAACTCCAAGCTTATTATCAATAAGTGACATAGCTGCTGTAAGAACTGCTAATGTTCCAGCAAGAACCAAAATCGCTTTTGCAGCTGTTAATAAATTTTCTGGATCTGCCTGTGATAATAAAAATAGAGAACCTGCAAGTATTGCAATAGAAATTGCGATATTCCTGATAGCCTGTGTCTTTTTAATAAGAATATCAGCCTTGATAGACTCTGAAAGGGTATCAAAAACTCCACTGATACTTTTAAAAACACCGCTAACACTGTCAAACATACCTGCAAAAGACTCAAACGGTTTGGATATATTTTCAAGAGCAGTTCCAATCTGCTTCGTAACCTTTATGAGTCCAATGCCCATAACAATCGTAAAGATTTCACCAATGTGATCTGTGATATACTGTTTGATTGAATCCACAACGCCAAACACTTTTGCCTTAAAGCCATCAGCTGTTCCAGCAATTTCATCAAGCTGACTTTTAATATCTGCTTTAAATGCATCGAATGCAGTTTTTAAATTGCCAAATATGCCATCAAAATTGAAAAAATATCCAAGCACATTTTGTCGAAAATCTTTAAAAATATCATCAATGTTGTCTAATGATATATGATCTAAGGATTTTACACGTGCTATGAACTCGTCTATTACAACTAATCCATTTTTAAAGTACGTGTTTACATCAGAAAATGTCTCTGAAAAAGCATTTTGAAATCTTTCAATATTTCTTTGAACAATCGGGATTTCCAGAAATTTGTTGATCCATTTTTGCAGTTCAGTGTAACCAGTTTGCAGGGCACTTGTAACTTTATTAATTCTGCGTTCAGCGATTGAAAAATCCATTTTAGAAAGTACGTTTTTTACTCCCTCCAGATTTTCTTTCACAACAGGTAATTCTGTAAACTGTTGAACCCATTTCTGAATTTCAGTGCATCCTTTCTTAAAAGCCGTTCCACATTCTTTAATTGCGTTATTAACCAGCTTATTATCCAAAAGAAAATCATGAAATTCTGTAAGTAAATCGCCAATTGTAGCGGTAACATCTAAAATGTCCAAATCGAATGCATTCAAAACAATTGATGCCCCTTTGAATGCCAGTTTAAATCCGCCACCGACTATTGTTGTGCCTATATCCAGAATCGCAAATAATCCCTTAAAAGTCCTAGTCAGTTTATCTGCTGTATCATCGCTCACTTTGAGTTTTTCTGTAAAGGAATTAACTGCTTTGAGAAGATTGTATAATCGTTGTGATTTTTTCTCGATAATGTCATCATCAGACATACCTTTATAAAACACATCGTTCCATGCGTTTTTCATCGCTGATAAAGATGAGACAACACTGTCAATTACATTTGAAACTGATCCCCATACTAACTCTGCTCCGGTTGGACGATCAATGTTGTCAATCAGATCGTTGATAGATGAACCAGCCTTATTTGCTTCTTTTTGTAAATCACGAAGTGCAGTTATCTGTTCTTCTGTATATCCTGCATTTTTCAACTGCTCATCTGACAGATTTGCTAATCCGTCTGCATTTTTCAACTGTTCATCGGTCAATGATGATATATGCCGGACACTGCTTCCAAGTTTTTCATTTACAAGATTTTGTACAGTTGCGTAATCATATCCGGCTTCAGTTAATGCTTTTATTCTTGCTTCGCCTGTACCGAATTTTCCATTTATAACAGCATCTACCACTTCTCCATACTTTTCCATTTGAGATGCCATGGATGCAGTAGATTTAGTAGCATCTGTCAGATTCCCAACAAGGCTTTTTATTGCACCTTTTAGAATATCTCTTTTCAACAAACCGTGACTAAATGCGGTGCTTAAAGCCTTTTCGAACGAACCGGTCTGCTCAATCATCATATCCAAATCTACGTTATGATTTTTAGCCAGTTCTTTCACTTTATTTTGAAATACTTCGGTCTCTATTCCAGCCTTACTCAGTTTCTCTGATAAAGTATCGAAACCAGATCCAAACGATCTGCTTAAAATAGAGTTACGTTTATCAGATGAATTATTAATCAATTCACTGAATCTGTCAGATAAACCAGTTAATCTCTCTTTTGCTTCTTCAAAGTCGCCAACGATCGTTTCCCAGCTCTGCGTCCATCCGGACTGTGCTGCCTCTTTTAATGTATCAAACAGCTGTGTAAACGTCTTAACCTTTGTTGCTGCATCATTTGCAGTTTTTCCCATTTCGAGAATTGACTTAATCTGTTCATCTGCATATCCCATTGTACGCAATCGATCTTCATTTAAATCGCCTGTAAATTTTGATAATGTTTCGGTCAGGACATCTGATGTAAGCCATCCTTTTTGTAAAGTTTCACGAAATGAACCTTCATCCTTGATCATCTGATCAATAGCTACACCATGAACACGTGCAGTCTCTTTAAGCGCATCCTGAAATACCTGACCACCCATTCCAGCGTTTACTACTGAGTTCCAATCCATCAGTTTTACCGTACCCGCTGCCAATGCCTGTGAAAGCTGGTACATTGCAGTACTTGCCTGTTGAGATGTTGAACCGGATACTGCCGCCAAGTTTGCGATACCCTTAATAGCGGCCACTGACGTATCGAGATCAACACCCGCTGCTGTGAAAGTACCGATGTTTCTGGTCATTTCCGTGAAATTATAAATTGTCATATCTGCATAACGGTTTAATTCATCCAATGCAGAATTGACCTGATCCAGTGTTGTTCCTTTACTTGATGTGTTCGCAAGTATTGTCTGAACAGCATTAATCTGTGTTTCATATTCTTCGAAACCAGATTTTATTGGATCTATTGTAAAAGCGGAAACCATTCTTTCTCCCGCCTGTATAGCCGAATTTGTAATGTTCTGAAGTGCAGTAATCGCCATAACTTCAAGTCCTGAAAAATGAATTTTTACAGACTCAATAGCGTTTGACATAGGTGTCAGATTACACTTCTGTGCTTCGGAATTAATATTTTCCAATCCTTTTGCAGCCCCTTCAAGATTGAGGCTTTTCTTTAATTTTTCGATTGTAGACATGCTAGTTTTAACATTCTGTTCAAACTTCTGATTGTCAAACCGCATTTCAACAACACGTTCGTCGATTGTTGTACTCAAAGCTCAGTAACCTCCTTCCACGCATGGCTTGCAATTTGGTCAAAAATAGGCTGGATTGCAGGATTGATGTAATCTCGCCCCTGTACCCAGCCTCCATTACGAGTCGCATGACCATACTGTAAGATGATTGCTATTGGAACTCCATTTTGAATATTTTTGTTATAAAAACCGATTGATACAGACCCCTTTTTCTGCTCTATCTTGTAATACCAAGAATTTGCAGTTAATCCGGAGTCAACAGGAGTCGCAGACGCAAGGGCTGCTATACCTTCTCGACCATACTTATCAAGATCACCGATTTTAACTGTTTCCTTGGCTTTCTCTAAGAATTTAGTCAACTTTGAAAAATCGCCCTTTTGTCTAAACGTTATCATATACACGCTCCTTATAATTCAGTTACATAATCAAGCGCTATCCATCCTGCACCGGACTGTAATCGCCCCCAACCAGCAGCTGAACCAGCACCAACACGTTTTTCAACAATTGTAAATGTACCAACACCGGTATATGCACCAGTTAATCCATAGTTTGTCCCCGGACCTTTTCGAATCCGAAGCTGCTTAGTCGAAACTTTTACTTTAAATGCTTTCTGGGTTGATTCTTCTTTTTCTGTTACATCTGATACAGCACTTCCTAATAATTGATCTGTAACCTGTTGTGCAAGTTTTCCTAATCTGGAATACAGCCAATCGCCCGGACATGCCTTATTTGCAAACCAGCGATGAACTGTTATCAGCATCTCGTCAGATTTTGGAGAATATTTCAATGCTTTCTCCTTATCAGAAATCCACAATAACTTTGTTTTTCCATTGCGCCGACAAATATCTACACATAAACCAACAAGCGAATTATAAACTTTATTGTTCATCTCGTACGGTGCTGTTTTATCTGAAGCACACTCGATCGTTACTGCACGGTTATCATTTGCTGAGTTCGATGAACACCAACTTCTATCTTTTTCATCTACGCAAAGAACAACTCGTCCATCAGTACCTATACCGTAATTGCAGCTTGCTTTTCTTGTTGGGCTTACGAAACAATTTCCAATGCTCTCTGCCGAAAGCTGTCCAACAACGCAATGTGGTGTAATTCTGTCAATGCTATGTTTTCTCGACTTGGTTTTGTTCGGACTGATTTTGGTGTAGCTTATTAATTTACTATTGCTCATCTTGTACCGTCACCCCTTTGAATTGAATCTTTTTTTATTCGCTGCGTTTATCGCCGCGTGTCTGCTATATATATCTCTTTTACTATGTTTCTTTGGTGGTCGATTCTTGAAATTACAGATTCTAATCAGCATAATTAAACGATTAAAATGCCATGTTTCATATTCAGGCGGAATGCCTAAGGATAACATCCAATAATACACAAGTTCTGATGTGACCTGCTCCCGGTTATGTGGAGTATTTTTTTCTTCCGGAACTGTGGATGCTGTCATTGAAGCTCCCATGTATTCTTCAATTTCCTGAATATTTTTAGCTGTCAATCGATTATAAATTTCTGGATCAACATTTTCTGTAATTGTCATGCATCTTATGTAATCCACAAATTCAGCCAGTGTTTTATCACTCTTTGTAAGAAATGGCTTGTGCCACTTACTCTCCCATTTTGAAATTGCAAGTAATGAATGCTCTATCTGTAGTTTCTGTTCATCTGCATACACAAATACCTCATTCTTTTCATCCCAAAATTCAATGGGTGGTATTACAATTTCAAGCATAACTCACCCACCTCTTTTTAAATGGAAACGATCTTATTAGCCGACGCTGTTTCTGCTGTCACGACGGTATCAGTATCACGTGGAATAATTCCTTTTACAAATTCAGACGCATAATCAGCATTTGTTGCCAGTTCCATGAATAAATCGCTGTATGCCTCGGTCTGAGAAAATGCTTCTGAAATTTCAGGAGATTTTCTAAAGTATTTTCCATCCGGCGTCTTTTCGCCATAAGCTTTAAGAACTAATTCTTTAAATGTCTTAATAATCGCTGGACCATCCTGTGCGTTTACAATGTTCTGTAACATTTCAGCTAATCCACCCGCGGTTCCCATTTCCATTTCCATGATTTCAGCCTTAGAGAGATTAAACCAAAAATCCTCGGTACGCTGCACACCATTGTAATCTGTATAAGTCATTGTCTTTTTTAACATAATCGTTATCTCCTTTCGAAAAAAAAAGAGTCGCCAGCCTGACTGAATACGACTCTTTTACTTGTTAACCAACTGCTTTCATAATTGAAATAATCTCGTCCGGTAATGGCAGTCTCGGTTCAACGCCGTCATTAGCCTCATCCGATGTCGGATCTTTACCATACAGGATTTCTTCCAATGCCGCCAATTTCTTTGCATCAACTTTGGTCGACTTAAATACTAACGTGGCTGTCGGTTTTAACTTTGTCACTCCATCCACAACCGATGTGATATTAACAGGCGTTGTGCTGAAGTCCCAAGAAAGTGTAAGCGCTGTAGGACTGTCGTTTACAGACTCATAACCTTTTTCGGATGGAGAAGCCGTGCATCCATATACCAGATGAATCTCATACCCGTGGTCGTTTAAATCCACGTCGTTACCGATAATCGTGGTATATGCAAGACCAAACATCTTTCTACTCTGCTGCCCCGCATACACGCCCGGTGCCACTTCAACCGAACCGTCACATTCTGCGAACTCATCGGGAGCCATATACGCTTCAATCGTTCCACCGAATTCCTCTGCTGACATAAGGTTAAGATATTTGATATTGTCGGCATAAAGCCCGGTAGCTTCTGCTCCAGATGGACTTTCTGTAACGCTGATGAGTCCGTTCCATGCAACACCCTTTGTGTATACCCCTCCGGACTGAATTGGATATAAAACGCCTTTGCTTACGCCGGTTTCATATAAACGCTTGCCTGTGTTATCCCAAACAAGTTTCTTTTTCATAGATGTTATTCCTCCTTAATAAAATATTTCAAAGACAGTGTGATTAAGATTGTCTTTCGTGTAATGCCGGTTAAACCGACAAGTTGGTAGTGCTGATACTTTGTCAATCAATTTACTATCTGGGTCGCTGTCTATGACAGTTACGGAATACTTTTTCCCTGATAAATAAACCCTGTCATTTGCAAATGTATTCTTGATGTCATCAAGAGCATAAACAATGGCAGGGTACTTCATTCTTACAGAAGAAGGTGGCTGGAAATAAACTCTGCAATTATCCCCAGATGTAGGGCAAGACAATACCTCACATAAAAGATTATGTAACATCAGTCGCCGATTCATTGTACACACCTCCAACTGTTAATATCAGTCTCGGATACTGAACTTCAATATTTGTAATTTTCCATTTAGCACCCATAAACTCGATATATCGCATCAAATGAAAGTTATCGCGAGCCCATGGATCGGCTACAATGCTGATTTCATTTGATATATTAAGATTATCATTAAGCGTATCAGATGATTGATATTGACGAGTGTTACGAATCAGATCGCCGTAGCATTCACGTCTTGTAATTCCATCCGACCACACGCCCGGTCGTATTTCCGAAGAAACCGCATAGCCGATTATTCCATGAAACTTCATTTTGATTTTTCTCCTTTACGATCAGCCTGCTGCATGATCACTTGTATCGCTCACACTGTTACTGGATGCTGTCACATCTTCTTCAATTGCAATAGCAGAGTACACTCTGTGAAGAGCACCAGAGACACGAGTTTCCAGAAGAGATTTTTCCTGGTTGAAATCAATGTCAAACTGTGTGAAATGGCTGATTTCTCCGCCTTTGGTTGCCCCCAGTGCATAATCTTCAAGATTGCATACAATACCAAGCAATTTCTTTGTCTTACCATCCGAGGTTTTACGTTTCTTACCTGCAAACTGCTCTGCGGTATAGATTCCGGCAACGTTTAATGCTGACGCTAATTCCGCTACTGAATTGTACATACGACGTCCATTAAGATCCCTTGCTAAAAGCATGGTATTTAAAGATGCCGGCGTGCAATAATAATCTGGTGTTCCGCTTCCTTTGTAGTTTTCACGGGCATGAAGAACAGCCTCAATGAGTGCCTCTGCATAAATATAATTGGAACCAAAATTTAAGGAAGTATTACCACCCTGAAGTTCTTTCTTCGCCGCTGCTAAATCTAAGTCGGCATGAATTGTATAGAGATCATCGTCACTCCAGATTGGACGAACTTTATCCGGGGCAATCTTATCAGCATCACCATCTTCCCTGCCATCGCCTAACATGATTGCAATTGCGAGCTCCTCGTCAAGCATCATACGATCGATATTGTATAAATAAGCAACGTAATCAAAATCTGTAATATCAACAATGTCATCCCGGTGAAGCGCGTTTTTGACATAGATTGTCTGTGGATCGGTAGTTCTACGAACCAGGCTGAAATTGCCAGCATTCTTTTTCTCTTTTCCCTTCTGATATCCTTTAGCCTTAAGCCCATCAATATTACGGATATCTACCTGACTTGTTCTGATTCTTGAAATCGGACTCTTATGTACTTTAGAAAGTACTCTTGAAATCCATCCCTGATCATTGGTGATTAATTCTGGTGCTCCCGGTCTCACTTCCTGATAATCCGGGAACAATTTTCCAACTGTATTGGTATCAAATCCACCGGATGTTGCATCATGCTGAAGTGTATGTTCATTTGTGTATGCTGTAAGAGCATTCTGGAAAGTTCCGATATTGCTCATTTTAGCCATTGCCAAAATTTCCTGCTGATCGGAATGTGTTAAGGAGTCTTTCTCCTGCTGCTGGTCACCATCAAATACATTATGTTTCATACTGTTTGTTCCCCCTTTAGATTTATTGTTGTCGTTTTCATCTTTTTCTTCTGTCTTATCAGGTTCAGTTGGTGTTTCTAATGCCTGTCTGACCACGTCGTAAACCACATTTTTCTGTTCTTCCGAAAGTGTATCAAAGATTTCTTTCGCTGTTTTATCTGTCTGTTTTTCTGATGCTTCTTTTGATTCATCTTTTTCGGCAGTCTTTTTTTTGTCTTTTTCATCCTCATCATCGGAATGATAAAGCATTATGTTTTCATCATATCCAATAATAATGCCAGACTCTCCATCACCATGTGCCATTACATCATCGATAAACGCACCTGGATTTGCTCCTGCAAGTACAAGACTTACTTCGCGAATGATTCCATGAATAACATCATGTCCGGTCTGTACTAATTTGTTTGCCATGATTGACAATGATCGAACATCGCCATGCTGTACAAGTTCTTTTGCAGTTTTTCCAGATTCAGTTTCGTTAAATTCGCAATAAGCATACACGCCGTCATCACGATTTTCCAGGTATGCATGTCCTAATACATTGGAAGCGGCACTGTGGTTATGATTCCATACTAACGGGACTTTTTCTCCATTCTGGCTTTTGAACGCATCTTTTTTAATGATTCGCCCATCGGCACATTCTAAGTCGTTTCTCGTGGCCCAGCCACCAAAATCATACTTCATTTTGATTTTTTCCTCCTGTTTCATTATTTTCATTATTGTAAGCTGCCGTTTGTTCAGATGCCCTTATGTTACTATTGTTAAGTACATCTGCTTTAGGGTCATCCGACGGGGCAATACCAATAATTTGACGTATTTCGTTTGATGTTAAAATTTCGTTTCTTGTAAATTTGTCTGCTATCTCAGCAATATCATTAACCGGAACAAGCTTAAACGGATCACGGAAATAAACGATTGACTTATGCTGTGTTCTAGCTGTTTCTGTTATGAACTTGCTTTTTAGTTCATCCACAATGGCTGAAATAAATGGCTCGATTGTCCGGTTATAGTAATTAAGCATCGTCTTTTCATCCGCGGAACCATCCAAAATCGCCTGCGTTATGCCAAGCTGGCTGTACAGCATGTTTGTCAAATATTCAATCTGTTTCATCAGATTATTTTCAACCGGACGATTAAGCTGTGTTATCTTTTCGGTTCCATCTATATATGCGATCCCATATGGCGAGCCAAATAACTGATTCTCTATACTGGCTTTACGTTGTTCCGCCTGACGTTGTCTGGCTTCTGTTTTTATGGTATATGGTAACTGGATAATTAAATCTAATTTTCCTGAACAACAACGTTCATCAACCGCATCCAAAAGATTCAGTTTATGAATTAATCGTTGCATTACACTATTGGGTTCATTAATTACCGAATATAGTGGATTCTCAATGATTGCCACATCTTTTTTTGACATTATAATGGTTTGTTTCCGACCTTTTTGGTCATTGTATACTTCCGCTTTGATATGTTGCGGAAACCACTCTACAATCTTTCCAACACGCATAGAATCGATATCATATCCATTGGTAATATCTGGATCTATGTTGGTATCAACTGGTACAATCGCTATGCATCCCTCATCCATTACTGATAAAACGACATCCTGTATAAATGCACGTGATGTCTGATCAATATTTGCACGCAACGTAAGACACTTATTTAATCCAGAGTCCATTACGTTTAAGAAACGTCCTTTATCATCTAATTTTACATGCTGAATTGTCACCGCGGCTACATCAAGCGCGATTCGATTATAAACAGCATTTACAATTGATCTATAATTTCCCCGAGTTGCATAAATACGGTCTGGACGATATGAACATCCATATCCGTTATAGTTCGTCGGGTCTTTATTCATAAATGCATTCCAGCCATGCTGGAGTCTATCAATAAATCCCATTTCCAGTTCCTCCATGTTTTTATTCAAAAGCGTCACGATTTAATTTGTAAGCAATATAAGCATCCATCATAGCGGCTACTGCGTCTATTTTTTGATCGTATCGCTTTTTTAACAATTTACGATTACCATTTGTATCCTCCATAGCAATACAATTTCCCATAGCAAATGTCATAAGTTCTTCATCAAACAAAAGCATTCGTTCTTCAGATAATTTTTTCAGTTCGCCTAAAGGAACCGATTCTGTTTTTGCACCCTGAATAACTTTTTCTATTCCAAACGGTCCATTCTCGCTTTCCCATCTAGCAACAAATTCTTTAGAGTTGTATGGATCGTAACCAAAACACCGAATGTCATATTGGCACTCAACGATATGTTCATCTAAATCGTCATAAACCTCCATCATGTCCAAAACAGTACCATCAAGTACTATAAGACTTCCTTCTTTCATAAATTGATCATATTTGTTTCTCATTGCTAATGGGAGTTTCATAAGAGTTGATGACGAGATGTAATTTCTTGTCTTTATACCGAATGCGCCATTTGATAATGGAAATAGAAATGTAAATGCACAAAAGTCATCGCCTTGCGATAAATCTGCACCAAGGGAACACGGCATTTGCCAATATGTCCTCTTTTTTTCTTGAGGAAGTGTTTCTTCGTAAGTAAAGTAATATGTATATCCTTCCATTGGTAAACCAAAACGTTTTGCCAGAATATCGTTTCTTGCTGCTGGAGCTTTTTCGGCTCGCTCAACATCAAGTTGATATGTTTCATATTTTACTGTTTTTCCAATGTTTGGATTTGCTTTTAACCACATATCCGGATTGGAAACTTCATCAATGGAATCCAATTTATACCACCAGATGGATACATGCGGATTGAAATATTCACCTTTCAATATATCCATCAATTCCATTTTGATTGTGTCGCCTGCTCCATTACGAACAGTACCCTCAGAACTGATTGCCACGATCAAATAGTCATCAACTTTAGAGGCTCCTTGTTCAATAGCTCCAATGACATCTTCCCGAATGTCGCCGGATAACCATTCATCGACTGTCGCCACTTTAAGTTGCAGACCCTGGAGCTTGTCAATTCTCATTGGACGTATCTCCAAGAAGGAACCTGTCATAAAATTCTCAATACCTCTTTTGGTCGATGCCAACTTTGTCCGGTTTGCTTTTGATCCGGATGTATTCATCAACGACCCTTCTGTAAGGAACTTATAAAAAGGTCCTCTTGCTCTGGTGATTGCTGTTCTAATTGGCGATAATACTTCCTCAGCTTGTTTCATTGTTGGTGCGGTCGTGATCTGATGAGTTGTTGTTACATCCACGTTTAAAAAGTAATTTTGCAAGCATGAGGCATACATAGACTTTGCCGCTCCTCTCGCAACAATCAAATACTGTTTGTTAACAAGACGAGTTTTTATCCATTTAGTGACATAATGCCCTCCGTGTCCATCCTCATAAGGTTCATATATACTCCGCTCAACAAAGTAATACCACCCAAAGATCTGTTCAGCCCAAACTTTGAATGAATCAAGCAGATTCAAATCAGATCCATCAGTTAAAGTTAGTTCGTTTTCGCAATAACTGATAAAACCTTCAACTGCTGCATCATCATAATAAATACCCGGATCGGCAATTAAACTGTCGATTCGCTGCATTTCCATTTCAACTTCTTTGCAAATTGGTATGTCGCCCCGAATTACGGCATCTCTAAACTTACCGTAGTATATCGGAACAGCAGTATTAGATAGTGCCATAATTTATATCTCTCCTATTTATCCTTTTGTCCTTTTTTTGGATTTACAATTTGCGATCCTGCCATTTTATTAACAGCTGTGCCCATCGCATAAGTCGCAAGCTGTCCACCAATATTTTTTCCAGACTGTTCAAGAATCCCCATCACAAAATCTCTGCCTTTCTTTTTCTGGGCTGGTGTTGTATCCCTTAATAAGTCACTGTAACGCTTTTCTAATTCCAGGCGACTTATCTGCGCTCTCAGCTCGTCATCAGACATTCTCTTTGATGCTTTCTTAGCTGGTGGATGTTTTGACGTAGCAACTTTCGTTTTACCTGTCTGTCCACTATCGCTTTCGGTATGACCTCTACTTCTTGCTAATTCTGCCTCAGATCGACGCACTCCCCATTTCATTCCAAGAATGCCATGATGTTCCAACACATCTTCATTTTTCACTTTGATACACCTCCATTACATTTTTTTCACTTTTCAGCAGCAACGTTTAATCTCCATTCGTATTCGCTAATCTGCTCTTTATAGCATTCAAGAACTGCTGAACTTAACGGTGGATCGAATACAAGTTTTACTTTTAAATAAATATATGACTTTACAAGATTAAACGTTGCGTCATCATCCACGAACTCGATCCACACTGCTGTGCTATCTTTAATCTCAAATCCCTCAGCAGGTCCAACTCCTAATTGAGACAGAATTGAAAATGCGGAATTGATATGTATGATCAAATCTGCATCAAACGCCTCATCATCAGCAGATATTCCGCCAATCATTTTTTTGATAGAGTTTAAGATACTCTGTGTAATTTCCATATGACTGATCCTTTCAATTCTGGACTTTAATATATTCTTTTTTGCAATATCCTTCTGCACCGGCAGCCGTATATACCTTGTAAAACTCGTCGTTAGATAAATCCATATCAATCATTACCTGTTCGCCAGCTTTGATCGTCGTTACTGGTGTAGATGTAAGATTTGCTTCTGATCTGACATTAAGTATTTCGCAGTCAGTCACGATTCCATGAACGCTGTTCTCTTCTTCATTTTTAACATCAATGTCTGCTTCCGGAATGCGTTCTTCTGTGTTGTTTTCTGTATGGTTTTCTACATGCATGTTACGTTTTTTTTCTTCTTTCTTATTATCCATTGTTATCCTCCATTATGCCGCCATGGGCAAGTATCGTTTTTACTTCGTTCTGTTGACGAACATTGTATAAATAATGTTTCATCGCCATAATGTATTGCATTATGCGTTGTCAAAGTTGTACTAATTAAAAATTCTGGATTTAGCAGATAACCGGTTCGATCATAAATATCTTCCTGTGTTATTGGGTTTATATGATGAATCAAAATTTTTCCGTGTATTTCATATCCATCAATTCCAAGATCACATCCATTATCTCTAATGATGACCTGTCGTCGAACCTGCAACCATTCTTTTGACTTATAGAAAGCCTGATTCAAATATCTGTCAAACCCAAATGTTTCAATGCCAACTGCTCCATCTAACTTAAGATACTTGAATCGTTCTTCAAATGTACGAAGCCGTGACATTTCAGAATATGTCCGTATCGATATTGTCATCACCGCCTTGTCCACTGTATCCTCGAAAAGCATTTAATGCATTTTCGTATAGTTCTTCTACTCGTTCTGCGGATTGCAATGCTTTTGTTTTTGCATCCAAAAGATCTCTTTGCTCTTCCAAAATCTCTTTTTCAAGTCTAGCTTTTGTCGATCCTCGTTTGACAAATTCTGTTATAAGTTGTGAAGATGCCGTCCCGTCTCTCAATTGCTGCTCAGCTAAATCCATAGCCAACGCTATCATCTGATTTTCTCTGGATTCCGGCGTCAAAGCCGGTCGCATTTTTCTTGGTGTTTTTTCTAGCTTTGACTTTTTCACACTTTTACCTCCAATCTCTTGACAAATATAGCAGTATAACCTTTTTTATAGCCAGTATTTAAGGTGGTTTATACGAGTTTTGGATTATAATTTAAAGGGGAGGTATCATGCAACACACTACTGTTTATGCAAAAAAAAAAATGGACTATCTCATAAAACCACCTTAAATACTGGCTATAAATATAAAAGCGGTTCTCAAAAAATCCCTCTGGGGAATTTTCAAAGACCGCCGCGATGTGAGAGGGGGTATGCGTTTTTAGCACCCCCCTACTATACATTTTCTTTCTGTATACTTTATTTTTTATTGTGTTATCTTTTTATAGATACCTAATTCATCATATTTGATAATTTCATCTATCGCTCTCTCTGTTTCTTTATCATTTTCTTCTTCTGATAATTGATCAGATGTTCGTGCAATTCTTCCGAGATATGCGGTAGAATGGTATCCTTTTTTCTCATCATACAAGAACCATTGTGTGAAATCACTAAATGGATTAAAAGGATTATCAAATGTTGTCAGTGCACATCTCATTCTTCTTGTCTCCTTTCTGCTCACGCATTAGTTTTTAAGATACTTCATTACTGTTGAAGTTGAAATGCCAAGTGATTCTGCAATTTCAGCAGTTGTGTAACCTGAAGCTGCGCGCGCTTTAATTAAATTCTGTTTTGCAGAACTAAGTGTTGTGGTTGCTCGCGGTGTTGCTCGCTGACGTATTTTATCGATGTCTGTGTTGTTAAGAATCTGTGTAAGTTTGTTTTCACTGATTGCTCCAGCCTGAATTGCTTCCCATTCTTTATCAGTGATATCGATCGTTGTTCGCTTAGCACCAACCGAAATACGAGCTGCTGATAAAGCCTGCTGACTTGCTTTTTTAATTTCTGATTTGTCCATGTCCGGATTCTCTTTTTTCTTTGCAGCAACGGTTGCGTTTGCCATGATCTGGGCTTGCCTCTCTCTAGGGGCATTCCGTAGTGCTAGGTTTAGCTTACCCATAAGAGAGTCTACCTCAGACTGATAAGCGGCTTTAGCTGATGATGAATACGCTATCTTCCCAGTACCAACCATCTCTTTTCTCGCCCGGTTTGCCAGGGCTTTCATATAATTTGCATAGTCGGCATAGACCTCCTCCTGTGGGGTACCTGATGAAAGGGTACGAGCATCTCTTGTCTCTGCCATCTTTGTGCTTTTTTGGGTCCTTACCTGTATCTTCCCATTCTTATCAACATACTCTTCCTTTACTTCTTTGTAACTCAAAGAACCATCATCATTGATAATGGGGGTGCCTCTACGTTTCGGTACCTGTGTCTCTGACTTAGCTCTTGAAAGTAATGTTGATGCGCCTTCATGATACTTACCATCGGCATCTACGGTACCCTGGTACTTCTTTTTCAATGATGCTATATCATTATCGATCTCGGACTGTTTGTAATCCAGCTTATGTTTCTCAGCATCGATAACAACCATACTATGCCTAACCGCTTTTGCCAGCTCATCAGATGTTGCTCCTTTTAATGTCATATCAGTAATTAAGTTTGAGACCTTTCCCATTTCAGTCTGTGTATTTTTCATGATCCGAATCTTCTTCCCGGATTCGTTATAATAGTCTTCGCCCTTTTTCACGGTTCCATATGACATCTTAGGATCAAAATCTTTAAGACCTTCAAGTGGATTTGTCGATGTAATTTTTACTTTACTCCGAGACGAATTACACGGAATAACCATTACAGTATCACCATCAAAGTCAGCTCCAGATAATCGTTCAGCTACTTTGGAATTTATACCGATTGCATCGGCAGGATTATTACCTAACACTCGACGCCCTTCCGCCTGCTTATTATTAACTTTTAAGATAGGTATCTCAAACGTGCCACCATGCGGATACCGAACCAACGCAACAGTTTCTCCATCTGTAAAGTTCGGTGCATACACTTCATTGTCTTTAATAGATGTCAACGGAAGGATAACCTGATAACGCTGACGTGGTAATGCTGCCGCTTTCAAATGAACTGCTGCGGAATCACAATCATCAGCAAAAGATTTTAACAGATTCTTTTTTACAGTTGGATTTGTAAGTGAACAGATTTCATCAAATTCCGCCTGTTTATCAGACATGGCAAGTCCTAACTGTTTTTTTATCAGCGATATACTCTGCTTTGCCAAAAACTGTGATGGCAAATTTCTTGACCACTGATCCCAGTCTCCTTCTTCTCGTGCTTTATTGATAAGAGATAAGTGCTCTTTACCATCTTTTCCAATATAATAACTTTGTCCGCCATGTTCTTTGATAAGGGAACCGAATGGATTATCCGGATCAGCTTTTATCTTTTTTAAAACATCAGTCATCGGTGTACCAGATTTTTTGTTCGTATTGAACATAACATCCACGCCATCTGGAAGATTATCTGAATAAATCGCCATACCTTTTAGATAATGTGTTTTGTCAACCATGATACGGACCTGTGCATATCTTGATTCTCCAAGAGACAAATCCTGTACACCTGGTCTGATTTCAATGACACCATCTTTTTTAATACCTCCATCTTCAGCATAACGAATTGCCAGACGTTTAGAGCTCATGCTCTCCGGATACACAAATGATTTGTGAAAAGTTTCGCCGCCATCATAAGATATGTAATCCTTAACTGAATGAATGTTATCAAAATCATATATAGCGCTTGATGTCTTTTTTCCATCTTCGTTTACTTTATATGGTGTTCCAGGAGGACATAAAACCTTGATATTGGTCTGTTTTCCTTTATTCGTTACCTGTGGAACTCCACCGCCAAATGTTTCATAACCCTCCATTTGAAGAATATAAAGAGCCTGGCTCATTTTTTCCTTAGAAACACCAAGCTCACGTTCCACTCCTGTACCAACATCGATCATTCCTTTTTCATTGACCATCTTTTTCAGAAAGTCAGCTGTCTTCTGAGCCTGATTCATACGAACTTCAGAATTTGTATTTAACAAAGAACGTACAGACGAGTCATTTTTAAATCCCATCTTCTGTGCAATTTCATTCAAGCTGTAACCTTTTTCCCGCAATCCTTTTGCTGTTTCAACCTGAAGTGATCTACGCTCATCCTTCGCCAAGCTCATCTGAGTCCTAAGCTGAGTTGTTGTCAGTCCCATACTTTCAGCTATCTGTGTCTCTTTCATTCCAGATTTCTTAAGTTCTCCGACACGGGCTAAAAAATCACCACTGTGCTGATATGGATTTTCGCCAGAACCCCAAGGATAACGACCGGATCGTTTTGGCATACCGTAATGTGCTAAGACATCATCTTTGTTTTCCCATGAATTATCCATTGTTATCCCTCCTGTTCCTTAATCTTGTTAAGTACTTTATTGAAAGTTATGATCTTATCCATTATTGGAACGATTTCATCTGCTTCTGGATTATGATAAAAAATTTCATCATTTTGATATATCCGCAACTCAATATCAATATCTGACGGCTTAAATCCATACTCCAAACAAAATAAAGCTGTATATATTTCAAGCTGTTCCATATGTGCTGGAATCACACCTGTTTTCAAATCATGAATACGTAACATTCGATTCCGAAAACATATTGAATCAGCTGTTCCAAAACAATTATCAGAATAATATAGCACCTGTTCTGGGGTCATCCGAAATCCAATTGCATCATTCACATACATGTTTAATGTTTTTGCAGATTTCGGGAGCTTTTGTCCAAGCGATATACATTGTGCTGCAAATGCATGATAAATCGTTCCCTGCTGAGTCGCTTTGAATCTCAAATAAGATTCTGCTATTTTTTCTTCATCGTAATTAATCCAGTGATATTTACTGGCTCCAAGAAAAGCGTGCTGCCCTTCAAGTTTGGAATGTTTGTTGAAGTTCATTCAATACTTCCTCCTTATTCTCTGGACATATGAATCTTGAGAAGGACATCTCGTTCATACGCCTGACATAATATTCCTGATTTGGCTGTTTTTTTGCACTCGCACTTTTCTTACATTCCAAAGAAGCCCACATGTCGTTATACAAAATAAGAATATCCGGAATCCCCTGAATATAGTTTGCATCATTCTTCATGACAATGCATCCGGGAAACCGCCTCTTTAATTCTGCGACAAGATTTGCCTGAAATTTACTTTCTAACATAATTAGAGTTCCTTTCTGAAAATGTAAAAGAAAATGGATATTTTATCTCTTCTCTTCATAAAAGGGTATGTTTTTTTCGCGTGCAAAAAAATAGGCATAAAAAAACAGAGATACTGTTTAAGTACCTCTGCCTGGTAAATTATTAAATTATTGTTGTGCTCCTGCCTCTATCAGTTTTGCAGATATCCTTGCTGATACTTCTGAGTAATACGCAACCTCAGCATCTGTTAATTCGTCTTCACTGATATTGTTCATCTTCTGCATAGTATCTGTATACTTGACCATGTAACTTGTATAGTCGGCAAGCAATGATGTTGTATCGTCAGATTCATTATATTTTTTCATGAACTCACAGTATTCATCAAAGAATGCTTCGTAGCTATCCATTGCCTCTTTAAACTCTGGTCTGATATCGGTGCTACTAACTACGGTTTCGGTTTGTGTTGAACTCTCAGTATCAGTTGAAGTTGTTGTACTGTTTTCGGTTACCGTTGTTTCGGTCACTTCTGTCGTTTCCGTTTCGGTTACTTGTGTACTTTCGGTCTCTGTTGTTTTAGGTTCAGTATAGGTTTCACAAACAACATCAACTGCTTTTAATTCGTGACTCGCCATTACTTTTAAATAATACTTTTTATCAGTACTATATGCATAAAACATCATATCATCATTACCAACGCCTCCTTCATAATGAACATCATCAAAGCCAGCTGCCTTACAAGCTTCAACATATGCTTCGTACTCGTCATCTGTAAAATTGGTAACACGAAAATAATATTGACTACCACCATCTGGATTTATGATTGCCACATCCCCGTTTTTGAAATAATCCTCTGTAACCGGTAAAAGATCTGCATACTTGATATCGTCTTCAGATTCAGATACTGTTGCGTTTATATCCGTATTTGCATCAGATGTTACATTACTCTCTTCACTCTTGTCATTTCCACATCCAGTCATTAACAACATTGCCATGACCAGAATCATTAATATTTTTAATGTTCTTTTCATATCTCATTCCTCACTATTGGTAGTTGTTTCGGTATCGTTGCTAACGAACACTGAAATTTTATCGCTTTCCGAAGAATAACCTGCCGTAACAAAGTAGCCATTTGTATTATAGGCTTTGTAATAACCATTGTCAGCATTACTTGTGCTATCGGCCTCTATATCTGTAAAACCATTTTTCTTGCAGTCGTCAACATATTTTATGTACTCATCATGAGTTACTCCATATCCAGAGAAAGCAAACGCATCAGTATTATCAACATCAACATTTACTACTCTGAACTTTGTTTTAGGAATAAGTTTGCTTATATCGCTATCGGACCATTCGAAAATATCTTTGCCTTCATCTAACGTATATGATTGTTGATTATTTTTAAAATCATATGTCATCATATACATCTTATCGTTGTCGCCAATATATGCTACCTCAACTGAATCGGGCTCCATTAATTCATATTGCTGAATGTTTTCAACTAACGTATAGGTTCCATTAATTACACAAGCGGTACTTTCAGCTGTTTCCCCTGGATCTGCAAAATGTCTATTATATCCCAAAATATAAATAGCTTTCACGTCATCATCAGTCCAATCTCGTTCTGCTGCCAATGTATCAAATACCGAACGCTGATCATCTGTAACATCTGGTTTTTGTGTGAATTTCATTTCTACATCACAAATAGTATATGAACTATTATTTGTATAACTAAAAGCTACCGTATTTTGTCCATCTATTATCCCGCCTTCAACCCTCCAATCAATGTCCTTAATATCAATTGGATAGTCTTTACCTGTATCGAACGTACCGCCAACTTCGTTTGCATCGGTATTTATATCCGTATTTTCATCAGATGTTACATTACTCTCTTCACTCTTGTCATTTCCACATCCAGTCATTAACAACATTGCCATGACCAGAATCATTAATGTTTTTAATGTTCTTTTCATATCTCATTCTCCTTTTCTCGTTTTAGTAACGACACTTTACATTGTAACATACTCAACCTGTAAATCCAATACAATTATTTTTTGGATATCCAAGAATGGTCAAATGCCCACTTTTATTTTCCACTTCTATATATTTATTAAACTTTTCACTCACACTAATAGAAAAATAAAGTGGGAAAGTGACCAGAATGGATATCCAAAAATTCGGAAGCCGCATAAATAGCGGGTTTGCGAGCTTTCATTTCTGGTCAAATCCGTTTTTAAAAGTGGGCAGAAACCGGGCAAATGACCAAATTTTACCTCAAAATCATTAAATGGATATCCAAGAATTACACATTTTCATCGTGTTTTGACCGCAATCCCACTTTTATTTCAAACGAAACCGGGCAGAAAATGACCATAAATGGATATCCAAAAATTATTTTTGATTAATTGGATATCCAAGAATTAGCTCACCACGTCCAATAAATTCTTCTGCATCCGCAATCCACGCCGCAAAATTTCGGCTTCACTGAGCCCATATTCAGTCGATAAGCGATCTAAAATAGATTTTTCTTCTACTGATAGACGCAAACGATACTGCAAATCCTTTCTTCCGCCGTCATCTCTAATCGGTCTGCCACGTTTTTTCATCAAAATCACCTCCAAATTTTCCCTGTTCGCTGATCTCTGATTGCAATTCTACTTTCAATATGAAATCCAGACAACTCACAAATAGTAAATATAGTGTCAAGCAGCTTATGAAAACGTATATCTTCATTTGCCTGATCCTCTTTTTCAACATTTTTAATCGCCTGGTAAGCAGTTGGATCTAAATATCCCTCAGCATTCCTTTTATCGTCCTTGTTCATCCATACCTCCTACACATTACACAACAATCTGTATCTTACATTCTGCATATGTTTTTATTGCAGCAATCTCTTTTGCTCTCATATTACATATTTCTTTGGGAATATATCGTCTCTGGCCTTTCCATAATAATCTGGTTTTTTCACCACAGGTTGTAAGTACCGACATCCGATCGTTTCGAAAAATTTTATACTGTCCAATAATATCGGAAACAGTTACTGCATCATCTAACTCTATTCTCCGCGCTTTTCTCATAATTCTGTCTCCGATGTTTCATCTGATTGATCTGATTTCCAGTCAACCTCTTTGTAATAATAATCGAGGTAAAGTTTATATTTTTCAACATCAGCACGCCATTCCGCTGCATTGCACTTCTCGATGCACTGACAAATTCTGTGCACAACACCATTAACAAAATATAAACAAATACCAACCAATAATCCGATATAAACAATACTTCCTAAAGACATAGTTATTCCTCCTCATCACCTGACATCCATAATCCAGTACCTCTGCTATGTTCACCAATCGCCGCCACGCTGCTACTTCCATCTTCATAATCTTTAAAGCAATAACCACAAATCAGTTCACTGTAAGGTAAGCAACATTCAATCCACTTACAGAACTTACGCCACTCATCCAGCTTATGATTCTTACGAGATTTATAAATATTCGCCAACACCTCATAATTCATCATGACATTACGAGTCTGGTTATAGCTGCTTGGAAGAAGCTGAATCATCTGCCACCAAAGGTCTTTTTTATCATGAATTTTTGAATTGATACGCTCTCTTTCCTCATCAGATAAGTCATCCCATTGCAAATATAAATCCCTACAATCATTAAGGACTCTGATATCGTATTCCAAATTTCTCAAAGGCCCACCAAGTAAATGATCGGTAGAGAAATCCTCCAGCGTAAACTCTTTCTCAGCAATTTTATGCATAGTGCTACAGCTATTAGCAACCGTACCAACCTTGTAAGTATCAAACTCCTTCCACCAATATAAAGGTGCAGTAATTCTTACATATACCGGTATCATTCTCATGAACTTTCTATGATCTGTACCAGCGTTAGCTAAGCGTTGCATGAGTGAGCGATCATTCTCGCCAATATTAAATCCAACAATATCGTATCCAGCGGTTTCATATTCGCTATCACTCTTCTCCCAGCTATTCATCGGGTTACGCATTCCTTCAATAATAAACTCCATCTGCTCTGGACTCGCCAGAACTACGTGTTCTAATTTAATCATTGTCAACATCCTCCTTCTCAGTTACTACTTTGATTTTCGCATCCGCCGGATAATTCCGAATAGCCATACAAATATCTGATGCACTCAATGCTCTGGTTAATCCATTTTCGCTAAAGGTTCGTAATTCCACAACATTCTCTGAAGTAACATACCAAACTTCTATTACGTTTAATCTTTTCATTTTGTTATCCTTCCGTCTTTTAATATATTTTTTTCATATTGATCCATATTAGCAGTTTTTGTGATACAATACACCCAAGAACTTATGGAGGTATAATTACATGCAAATTACAAAAGAACAGCGTGATATCCTTATTGACTGGCTTGAACGAAATCTAATTTCAAGAAAATCCATCAACAATGAAGCTGATACCGCACGTATAAGGTTGGCTTTTGAACACGACACAAAAATATATGTCGATAACAATACCATAAATGACGTTATGCTCAGTCTCGGATACCATGCCGCCAATTTTGCTAATGATCCGTATTTAGTTTTTAATGTATCGGCTCAATCCCCAGCTCTTCAAATATATTGGAACGAGGTTTTAGGTCCCCGCTGATTGTTGTTGTGTTTACAACTCTACCAATGCCAGCGTCATCTATGACATACGGATAGCCAATAGCCCATAAAATTTCTCTGATAGTTGTCTTAGCAGAACAACTTGGACCAGTGAGAATAATATAATTACCATTTTTCATGAAATACATTAATCTTTTAGTTTCTTTTTCGCCGATAGTTGCAATCAAATACTCTTTAACTTTCGGTGGCATTTCGGTGTACGTTGCTTCCCAATCAATAATTGGGGAGTCCTTGTATCTTTTAAATGGATATTTGTTCATACGTTTTCCTTATCTTCGACCAACCAAACTCTTATTCGATCATTATAAGTATCTATTTGTCTAACCCCACGTTCTAAAAAATTTTTTGAGAACTTTTCAGATGCGTCAAATTTCGTGTCCACCTGTATCACAGGGAATATGCTTTCCATAATAGACACATGAGCTTTAGATATATCCAATATATCCTTCAGCTTAATCATTTTTGTTTCCTCCTCTCACGCTCCAATTTCACATCAACTGCTTTTTGCATATCTTCCTCGCTGATGTTAAAAATGGACTTAAGAAGTTCAAGATAAATATAAGCATCCGCCATCTCTTCCAAAAGTCCAATTCTATTATCATACCCTCGAATCTGTTTACTGATTGCTTGCGTAAGTTCTGCGAATTCCTCAATAGCAATCGTACACTTTAATTTCCACGGCTGACTCTCAACGCTTCTTCTGATAATTCTTCGCCGCTCTTTATCCGATAGCCCAATATTGCTGTTCATAGCCTGGATAAATCTATTTCGATTCATTGGTGCCATCACCGCCTTTTTATTACATTGGTTGTAAAACCAGCAGCACGTAATCTTGCATCCATATCAAGAATGCCATCAACATAAATACGTTCTTGCTTACCCATACAACGCCTTCTTTTTAATTCATCGAATGTAACTGTATCACCATCACCAAGAAGTGCTTTTAGATTTATAGTAAATGATTTACCAACGCCTCTGCCAATTGGAAAAGCATTAAGCTCACCTCTTAAATACTTCTTTTGCCAATCATACAATTCAAATCCAAACGCTTCTTTAATTCTCTTAAAATCGCTAGATAATAAATCATCCCATTGAACTTTCATTTTTCTTTTTACATATTCAGCCTCATCAATTTCATCAAATCCTTCTTCTGCCTCTTTGAAGTATCTGTTAATTTCAACCCTTTCGAGTGACGGTGTAATCGCATATAAAATTCCAACCGTATCATAATCGCCTTTCGACGGATCTACCAGGAAATCTTCCGTATAAATCTTAAAAGCTCTATCAGCTGGCATGTAGGGCATAGTGATAGGATACAGTTCGTCCATAACAGTATCAATCAGTCCACTGTGATATGTAGCATCCGGACAGTTAATGTTCGCGCCATGATAGCGATCGACATCTATGTACTCAACGGTGCCGTCAGCATATACGTACTTAAATAAGGAAGGCATGCGTTTGCACTGATAGTTGACCTCTTCACCTTTCAGACCGCTGATGTCGGAAATATCGTTCCACACATCATCGGTATCATCAATCGGAAGAAGCGGTTTGTTATTGATGAGACGATTCAGAATAGCTTTAGTTAGACCAATACTGAATCCGGAATGACCATCCTCGCAAAGACTTTTAAATGCTTTTAATGCACTTTCATAGCAGGCACAGTCATAGTCCCACTCGCCGTCTTTTCTGTCCGACTTTTCATGCTTACAAGCTAAACTTATTTCATTTTCAGCCCACAATTCCATATTGGACTTCTCACGACAGGACTCCAACAACCGGTTGCGATCATCAATGTATTCATTTGCAAATATCTTTCTGCAATTACCTCCAAAAGATTCAACAATTTCCGGAAGATTGTCATTTACAGCATCAAACATCAAACCATGCTCTGCACACCATTTGACAGCTTCGTCCAGTCGATCGTCGACTCTGTTTGTCCAGAGAATAAGCTTTTCGCCGTTAGCCTGTCTCTTTTTCAGATAGGCGATTAATTCTTCGTTCGGATCACCGATTTCT